GTGAAATTCTGGAACATGGCACGTGATAAGTTTATTGCACCAATCTATCAGCTACAAACAAGCAAGTTTATCAAAATCAACTATCAACCAAAAACTACAACAACATGAAGTTTAGAGACACAACAGTACAAAAGTACAAGACTCTCCTACGGGAATTAGCCCAAGTGACATCATTCAACTTGGATGAGTTAGTAAAGCAACACAAAATTACTGCGGTTATTCGCACATTTTTAACCAGGTACTACATAGAGCCCATAGGAGGCACTAAGGGTAACTACAAGCGTACAGCACTATTCAACAAGAAATTGTTTGAAAGTGGTAGGTCTAG